GGAGAGTGGCGTGGAGCGCGGCCGAGAGGCGCACGACGGGAATATCCCCGTAGCCTTCGCAGTCTCCGGCGCGCGCCGGGCTCCGCGTGACGTGGAACTCCACTTCGTCGCCCGGTGGGAGCCGCCACCGCTTAAACGGAGGCGTCGCGCGCAGCAGGTCGTAGCTGCGTTCGAGAAGCTCCGGGGTCAGGTGAAGGGCCAAGTGTCGTCCTCGTCGATCGTCAAAAGGTAGGTCAGCAGCAGCGCGATCAGAACCGGGAACCACACCTCCATCGTGTCAGTGTGGCGTCGGCGCTTCGAGCGGCACGGTCATCAAAGCCACCACCGTACCGTCGTCCTGCACCCACTTGCCCAGGCTTTCGCGCGCCTGCTCCTCGCCAAGATAAGCCGCGGGCAAATCCTGCCCCTCGTTGGGGCGCGTGCGTACCACGATCCAAACGCGCTGGCTCATGCTTCGTCCTCTAACATTGCGCGGGTTGTCTCGTCGGAAAGCCGTGAAACCGAGAAAACACACTCCCCGTCAGTTACGGTGACTTTGGCGCTGGGCATCTGGAGAACGTGGGCTTGCCCTGTGGCGTGCTTGTGAACAGAGCGTACGAGAACGGAGAGCGCGGTACTCAGCAAGTCCACGTCTTGTTCTGCAAGCGGCGCGGTCAGCCTGAACCTGCAAGTCTCCTGATACTGGTTGCTCATGCTACGTCCATCCTGAAAAGGTTGCGCTCGAAGGCGCGGCGCTTCGTTAATCCGGCAAGCACTTTGCCCTTTTGCTTGTTCCAGCGGCCGAACTCCTCGGCGGCGCCGTGATAGTCGCCGGCGTTGAGCTTGCGCAGAAGCGTCGATTCCTCGAACGCGGCAACGCCGACGTTGAAGATGAAGCTCACCAGGGCGTCGAATTGGTTCTGCGTCAACGGGACTTTAACCTCGCGGCGGATCGAAGCCACGGTCGGCGCAACATCGGCGCGCAGCCAGTCCTCCGCGTCGTCGATCGTGCAGATGTCGCCTTTGCGAACGCCGCGCGTGTGCCCGTACCCGATGGTCCACACGTCGTTAGGCGTCGGAAGGTAGGCTTCGGATCTGAAGTCTTCGTGCTCGCGGATCATGTCGTAACATGCCTCGGAAGGTGTCATTTTGCGGTTGAGCATCGGCGCACTCCGTTTAATACGCTTGTATGGTGGTAGCCGGCGACACGCCCTATATTGGGCAGCGACACGCCGCGAGCACGGAGTATTGCCCACGCTGCCCAGCGAAGCCTAGCCGATTCCTTCTTACGGGAACGCCGAAGCGCCAAGTCCAACGGCTTCCCGGCTTCCGTGCATACCTGCGTAAGCAACTCCATGTACGTCCGCTTAGAGACGTTGGAGTTAGCTTGTGACTGCGCCAGCCCTATCTTCGCGCGGCGCTGCTGCACGGCTGCGGCGGTGCGGCCTATGAGCTTCCCTATTTCGTCCGGCGGGGCTACGCCTTCGAGGCGGCGGAGGATGGCGTCTTCTTTCTCCGTCCAACGGTTAGCAATGTGCGGAATTTTCATTTCGAGCACCTTTCCGCAACGAGCGTGGCGTAGCCGGCGATGTCGGCCCAGTGGTCGCGGAAGTCAGGGTCGCCGTTTACGATGCGACTGATCTTCACGCAGATCATGTCCAGAGCGTCGCGCTGTACAGCGGAAAGGTCAAGGCACTTATTTCCGGTTTCGATGATCTGCTTAAGCTGACAGGCCGTAAGCGCCTGCCAGGAATAGTCTCCGTGCGTCTTACCGCGCTCGGCGATAAGCTCCTTTGTACTTGACATTACTCTCTCCCTCAGCAATCCGCCGTTAAGGCGATGAACCTTTCCAAGAACAAACTCCGCGCCGCGCTCGGCAGCAACGGTACGATCTTCTCCGGCCAGGGGTCCGGCATCGGTCCCCAGTCCACCCTCATGTTTTCAGGGCACACGTCGCGGCGCTCCGTGGCGCTTGCCTCGTTGTCGGCAGCCTTGACGCACGGCGTCTGTTTGGGCGGCAGCCCGTATTTGCGCCGGATCGCCTGATCGACCCCGTGCTCCACGATGTCGAAGCCCGGCGTTGCGTGCTTCACGGGGCGCACGCGGTCGCCAACATAAGACTCGGCCGCGTCGTGCAGCAGCGCCTCAAGAGCGTGCTCCGGCGGGACATGCTCGCTCACCAGGACGCTGTGCTGCGCCACGGAGTAAATCTCGATGTCGTCGCGCAGCGCGCCGTTGTAACGGCAAATGCGCGACAGGTGCGCGGCGATGTCGAGTATGCGGATATCCTCCGGGCGGGGGTCGAGTACCCAAAACGGCTTGCCGCAGGCGGTAAGCTGGTTGAAGCCCCGTTTAATATCGGCAGCGCCGCAGCCGGTGGCGTCCATCACACCCCCTCCTTCAACGACTTCTCGAACTGCGCCTTGTCGCCCTCTTCGAGAGCGCGCACATACAGGTCGAGAATCGCCGCCGCTTCCTCGCGCTCTGCCTTGGGCATCGCGCGGAGCTTGAGCGCTTTTTTGAGGATGGCGGGGTCGAAACCAACACCCTTCGCCTCCTCGAAGACTTCCTTGCGGTCGTCTTGCAGTCCTTCGATCTCCTCGGAGAGCCGTTCAACGCGTTCGGCGAAAGCAACAAGCTGCTGCGCCGCGAATCCTGAGTTGTGGCCTATGGTGGACATGCGTACCCCTCTATGCTTCGGTGAGAATGATCGGCTTAACGTCAACGACGCCTCGCCGCGCGTGGTGATAAACGAGAAACTGCTGCGGCGGAGTTGGCCGCATACGGAAGCCCTTCGCATATTCGCTGTACCCCGGCAGCGCCCCATTGCTGAGAACGTGCGGCAGGTACATCGGGTAATGGAAGTGCCCGTGGTCCACACGGTCAACGTGGTAGCCCAGCGCCGACTGCTCCAAGATTACCTTCTGCACGCCGCGAAGGATCGTAGCGGCCGGACCTACGAAGCCCGTACCGCCTGCCGACCCCATGCGGTCCCCGTGCGTTAGCAGGATCCGCATGTCGTAGATGCTGAAGCGCACGTCGAAGGACTCGGAGGTTTGGAACGTCACGCGCTTATCGCGGGCGAAGTGGCGGCGCAGCATGGTGGCAATGAGACGGTCATAGCTGTGCGCGGCGGCTTTCTTGAACTGCGGGCGGTGCGTGTTGCGGTCGTGGTTCCCGGCCGCGCCGGGCGTCTTGACATCGACCTTGCCGAAAGCATCGGCGAGCTTTTGGATGCCGGCGCTCTCCTCCTCGAACGCAACCTCGACCGCCTCGATGGGCGTAAGGTCGTCCGTCTCGCGCAGTTCGTCGTGGATGGCGCCGCTGATGGTGTCGCCGCCGCGAGCGTAGATGAAGCCGGGGTAGGTCCACTGCTTGCCGGAGTGTTCGACGGAGAGGTAAATGCTCGTGTCGATCAGGCGGCGGTAGCGGCGGCGGAACGTGGCTGCGTCATACCCGTACCCCGCCTCCGTCTCCTCCGCGCGCACCACTTCACCAAGTTGGAAGTCGGATGTAAGGAGGTACGGAATATGCTCGCGCTTGCGTTTCGGGTGCGCGGCGAGCGTCCACTCGGCGGGCTTAAGGCTCGCCTTCGCGCTCCATTCCAGGTCTTTGATACGGTCTTGCAGAGCGGCGATATGGGATAGGGCCTCTTTAAGGCGCGCCGAAGTGGCGCGGTCGCTGCCTCGCTCTTTGTGCTGCGCCACCTCGTCGGAAAGCGTAAGGTTGCCTGTCTTTAGGGGGTCGCCGAGATCTGGGAAGCGCAGGCGAATTATCTTCAGCCTTGAGTAGATGGAACTGCTGGCTTTTCCGCTACGCCTTGAAACCTCGTCGATGTCGCCACCGCACGCCTTGATGGCGTCGATGGTCTCGACCGCCTGCTCCCTTGTCAACGGACGCTGACCCATAACGCAACGCTCCCTAGTATGGGCCTACGCTATTCCGTTCTTCCGTACACTGTCAACAGATAACTGTTAGGGTGGCAGTATTTTCCTCAGCCAGCGCCGCACTGCCGGGTCCGTGGAAATGCGGATAATAAAGTAAACGCCTGATAGGCATGATGCGACGATCGCGGTCATCGACTGAATACCCGCGAGCGTCACGGACGCGCTAACCCACGCCGTTACGATTGCCAGCACGTCTAGCCCATAGTGCGGGTGGCCGCTCACTGCGTCGCCCCTCCCGCTGCGGCGCCGGATGCGGCGGCTACAGCTTGGATTTGCTCGCTAATCCACTTGTCACTTTTGCCTGTCTCTTTGAGAAGACGCACGGCGTCCATCGTCCGTCCTGGTGTAGTAAGGAGCTTCGCAGCCTCCCGTGCCGTTGCCGGGGCCATCGCCCTATCCTTAGCCCACAGCATCGCGCGCCGCAGCCAGTGGACTTGGAAGCCCCGCATCACATGCCCGCCTGCCGCGGCCGCACCTTCGATCAACAACTGCGCTGCTTGCGCGGAATTCTCGCTGTCGGCGCTGAGTTTCGGAGTCACTTGCGCAAAACGCTCCGCGCTGGCTGCTTCGGCGCGCCCCAGGCGCTGCAAATTGCGTGCTTCGCGGGGAGGGAGTCCGCCGGTTACAGCCGCCGCATCGGCGCGTTCGCTGAGAGTGCTTGCAAGCCGCTGCGCCTCTTTGACTCCTGCTCCGGCTTTGTCGGCAAGGTCCGAGCGGCGCCCAAGCGTAAAGCCATTGATGGCTTCCAGCGTATCGGCGTCCTTGCGGGGCTGTCCAGACAAGCTGCCTTTCGGCGTATTGGCAGCACCGCGCTCGAACCCCTCATAGAAGCGGGAAGTCTCCGCATAGTCGTCTA